GCCAACCTGTCTCGCGTCATTAACAGCCAGCTCTTGATCAGTTGCTCCATTTTCAGCCTTGTCGGTAAGCTCATTAATGACGTCCGCCATCTGTTTCATCTGCTCTTGCATTGGCAGTACGACATCATCAACTATTGCATCGTTTGCATAGTCCGCCCTGAGCTTCTCAGCTGTGGGCATGTTAAGTTCAAGTCGCTTCTTCTTCGATACTTCCGGTACGGTTGCCGTGGCTGGAGGAGCCTGCTTTTTCTGCCTACCCATTTCAGAGAATGCCTTTGTAAGATTCAGGCCATCCTCGTATTGCTTCGTAAGAGTCTTGAGTGTTAGCTTAGGATTGGCCGCGTACATCTCGCGGATATCCTCCATAGTCCAGTCACTGTGCAGGGCACTTCTGATTATGTTATCAGGTATACCCTCGACTTCTTTAGCTGCTTCATCCTTTTTGGGTTCGGGCTCAATAGGTTTCCCGTCATCATCTAGCTCAGGTTCCTCTTCAGGTTCCTCTTCAGACTCCTCTTCAGACTCCTCTTCAGACTCAATAGATTTCCCGTCGTCATCTAATTCAGATTCATCTGCTTCAGCTTCTCCTTCTTCAGGATCATCTTGAAGGGTAGGATCATCATCATTGAATTCTGCATTAAGCAGTGAATCAAAACCACTTTCTAGTTTTGTCGCTAGTTCGTCCAGCTTATCATCACCGAGCTCTTCTGCTAGGGGTATTGTCCTGCTTTTGTCATTTGCTGCCATAATTTTACTCTTCCTTTAAGCTGCCTGCATAGCAGGGGTAGGTTAGCGGATTCGTTTGCCTGGGCCTTTGCCTTTGGCTGTTTGCTTGACGAAACCTGTGGCTTCGAGATACTTGTCATGTTCTCTGAAGTTATGAAACACTGGTCTGCATTGTCTGTCAATTTCAATGTCCGGGAACAAGCTTTGATGCTCTTCTACTTGAGCCGGAGTGATTGCCAGTGAATCAGAGTGCAGCGGTTTATCATAACTATCAGCCGAAGCATGAGCATGCTCAGCACCATAGTCTCGTATCATCATGTTATTACATTGTTCACATTCGGGAGTGTTTTGGCATTGTGACATCGGTAAGGTTTTCTCAAGCTCACTGCCACATTCCTTACACTTAAATCTGTAGATAGGCATCGCTATCCTTTCTCGTTGAAGGTTGACTTCAATTATTTCTTCTTCAGTTTCTTCAGCTCCTCCTTTGTCATGTTCTTACGCAATTTACTATCGTCAGAGTCATGCTTACTTGACATGGCTTTCCTTACTCCAGCCTTCAGCTTACTGACCCATGACTTTTTCTTGGCCTTGGGCTTAGCTTTGGGGGTGGATTTCGATTTCTTCGGTGCCGCTTTAATAGCCGCCTTGAGTGCCGCCTCAGCCTTATACTTACCCAGCCTAGCTTTGGCTTTCTCTGCTGCCACACGGTCTCTGGCACGTACTTGCATGACTGTTAAATTGTCTGTGCCTTTAGTAGCCTCCTCCATTTTCTTCCCATGCTCTACAGCATCCTTTGCAGCTTTATCCTTATGCTCTTTCATCCACTTAGATTCTTTTTTCCTGGGCATTATCTTACTCCTTGGTCCATACTCTGTCGTTGGTTTGCCCCTTGCTGAAACTCTGCTCTCATATCAGTCTGTTGCGAGGGGATGTTTCTGTTGCTGCCGCCAGGACTAGCTGCACCCTGCATACCACCTTGGCCACCATCAGCTTTACCACTGGGCTTGTTGCCCATCTGCATTAGCATCATCATACGACGATCATGCTGCGGGTCGTTAAACCAGCCGCTTATGTCATCATCAATACCAGTAAGTTCAGCTACCTGTTTGATACATACTACTGGATTGAATTCGAATCCAGCTTGATTAAGCACCATAGCTGACTGCGTGACATTGGTCAAGACGTTGGTGGCAAAGTCGAGTACCTTCTTTGCCTGCACAGCGGGATCGCTGGCTTTCATTGAGCGTGCCTTTATTTCGAAGACCAGATTCTCGAAGTCACCCTGTCTCTGCTCAGGTGTCAACCGCAGTTGTACCTGTTCACCGTTATTCATACGATGCGAGATCGGGATATTGATCCAGGGATCATGGTGGAAATACCAGGCTTGTTTCTCTTTAATGTCCTGGGCACAGGCGTAAACCTTGTCAATGGAGTCATTGATACCAACAGATGCATTCGATTGCATTATATTGGCGACAGTGGCAACGTCGGTATTAGGCTGTGATCCAGAAGCTGCATCAGGATTACCTGCCATGTAGTTTGCCCAGTACTGCACTTGTCCCAGCACTGCTAGACTGTCCTCTGTGCGTTCTCCACCGATGGTCATAGCCTTTATAGATTCAGGATTGCAGGCAATCAAATCACCCTCTTCAGCGTTCTTTGCTGACTGAACCTCGTCAACCTGGGATGGATCATACGCCAAGATAGTCTTACGAGCATCAACTTGGTCCATGGTTTTACGCATGGTGCGATTGGCCAGTAAGTGGAGATCAAACCAGACCCCTATCGGTGCAATCGGCATAGGATTGTCAGGCACGGGTTGGCTTAATGATAGGTACGAATAGGGTCCAGACTTGGGACCATGGTACTCTTGAATGGATAAGAACTTGTCACAGCTGTGTATGCGTGGGTCAGCCATGGTGACGAGTGAGTCAGCACCAGGAATCCACAGAGTAACCACATCAACAAAATCTTGTAACTCAGCTATCTCGCTGTGGCTTACCTTGGTAGACAGCGAAGCCAGCTTATCAACTGCGTCAGCACTGCCAGACTTTGGCAATGCTATCACCTCATCATGGTTGTAGCTGTCGTCGTCGAGAAGTAACTGTCTGGGAACACATATAGCGTCGCCGACGAATGAAGCCTTGTCGAGTCTCTTACAGTCTGAGTCGAATACAAAATCGTCCAGGCTGACGGTCTCAGTAAAGATCTGTCCGTTGTCAAGATCAAAGTTCCCGAAATCCATAATGGAATTACTGGCCGTGATACCAGTCTTAAACACACCCATAGTAAATAGTGCGTCTACAATACCGATACGCATCAGCTCTTTCATGTTGATCTTGCGATTTATTTCATCAAGTCCCTTGCCGAGTAGCCATGCATAATCTTGCATTTCTACCAGAGGGGACGTCACTAGTGTCACTGGGTTTTTGGATACCAGCATAGGCACGGTTGCTTTTACTGTTTGGTAGATAAGATTCAGGGGTTCCGCACCTGTCAGGCCTTGCTGTTCAATATAATACTGACCAGCATACTGCTTGACATACATAGCCCTAGTCTTACGTACCCCTTTCAATCTGTCGAAGCCTTGCTTCACAGCTTCCATAAGTTGCCGTGGAAATACTTCAATTGCCATGATTGCTCCTATGTATTGTCATATGGCGTACGCCAGTTATTATGAGTTTTCTTTTTCTTGTTGCGGGCATGAGCCTTACGCCAGGCCGCACTCCTACATGTCTCAGGCACGTCTGCATCTGCCGCTTGACGTTTTGTTTTCTTACTCCCAAGCAGACACAAGGCATCAGCAATGACTATGTCACCATGTGTCTCTCGTGCCCCTTGACCATCTTCGAGTAACTCGGAGGGTCCTATACCTCCATCGGTGTAGTAGATGTAAGACTTCATTTCAGTCATGCCATAAAGCGAATGGTTAATGAAGTTGCCCTGGGCAATAGCCCTGTCATAGTTACGCAACAATAGCTGCTTTGATTCACGGGTTGATTGCCACCCGTACTTTTTACCTACACCATCAAACGTTGTACCTTCTCGCTTGGGCGTGCGGTAGAAGTATGGATACCGATAAACGGTTACGAGTTGTTGGCCGAAGTCTTTACCAGGGCCGTTCTTCTCCCAGATAAGGAAGGGTAACGCCTTGGGTGCTCTGCCCCCTACCCAAATGGCCAGTGCTGCCGCTTGTCGTGCCATCATGAACGGTGGCGTGTGGGAATCCTTCCACTCTGCTACCTTCTCCTTGGTCTCGTTACAGATGACAGAGAGCACTGAGTTGGATGCACCATGCCCCTTTGATATGTCACCACCTATAGAATACGTGTATGATTGATCGAGGCGTCCATCAATAAGTTCTGCCCAGACTCTAAGCGTGCCCTTTGGATGGACGACAGCTTTGACCTTGGGGTGGAGTCGTTTGAGCGTTCGACTGCTACGAATGATATCACCGATACCATCGTCAGCAACACCACGTACGAAGCCTATATTCAATCGGATAATGGGATCATAGCAGAACAGGGCTGTGTGTGTATCGACGTTGCTAAGCTCGAAGAACACGTCACCAGACTCGATGTCCTGGGCCAGTACTTCCTGGGCCAGTTCTGTCGAGGATCGTTCCTGCTCTTCACGGTCAAACCAGGGGGATCTGATTTCCCAATTTTTTGTAAGTGGGTCCTGCTTAACGTATCGACCTGAACCCTTGTCCGGGTGGTCCCAATACATAAGAGAAAAGATCTTTGTCCTTCGCTCTTTTTTCATCTTCGAATACTCAGTACCTGGACCAGCCACAGTACTGTTTATGAATCGACAGAGGGCTGCATCTCTGGTGGCGTTTCGCATCTGTTTACCGTACTTGACCTTGGCAAACTCATCAAGCAAGATGATCCTACGTCTATCACCAGAGGCAGCATGTTCTGTCGTTGACTCACCATCTATACATGCTCCATTAAGTTCATTCTTCATGTGCATGCATTTGCGGTTCTTACCGCCAGGGAGTACTCCAGGGGGAAGCATCCAGTAAGGCAACCACGAATTAATATAATCATGTTTCGGCAACAGGGCTTTCATGTTTCCATATTCGTCTACGTAGCCCTTTGTACGTGACATCTCAAGATACTGCCCGCCTTCATGGAACAGCCATTCCCAGTGTATGTAATCAAGACAGCACCAACTGGCACCCATGTCACGTGACTTGTTTATGATAATGTCTTTACCATTAGTCACGCTCCAGTGCAATTCATCAAACATTACATCCTGGATGTCCCAGGTAATGAATGGTACGTGCGGCCATTTGGCTTCTATCTTCTCACCCGTCGCTGGGTCCACATCGAACTGGTGGTACGTCCAGGCGAAGGTATTTGTCCAATACAGGTATGACTCCTTACATGCAACTAGGATGTCTTCCTGAAGCTTCTCGTCGTTCTCTGCGTCATGAAGTAACTTGCTACGGTAGGCAAGGTTTTTTAGGGGATCTTTTGGCAGCACTAGGCCTGTCTTGCTGCACTCCCACAACTCTTGGCGGACCGGGAATGGGGTCGATAGAATCGGCTGAATCTTCTTTAGATTCTGTAGCCGCTTCAGAGCTTGGTCTTGATCCGTTAGATTCATTGACATGTGAGGCCCCATAGAAGTTAAGTCTTGATTTCAGCTGGTCGTCAAGTTTTCTAGTTAATGGAACAACCTTAGCCCGAAGCTCCTCAGCAACATCAGTTGCGGTCTGCTTGGGCTTGCCTTCCATACGTGCATAGATCTCTTTGGCGATATTCTTATCAGGCGGGTGGTATACGGATTTGTGTTTTACCACAACTCCCTCTTCAATTACTGGAACTTCCTCAGTCCAGCCCATTGCCCAATTCCACATCTGTTCTGCCAGTAGTTCATAGTTAGTCTTAGAACCATGAATCGTAATCGCACCTTCTGCGTTACCTATAGCCGCCAGATAGGGCGTTATTGCTGCCATAGTGCTCTTCTTACCAGCCATTTAACCACCTCAATGCCTTGTATAAATAACAGCAAACCGCCACTGCTACAAAAGCCAGTGACAGTCTATTCCTGTCTAAATGAAGCTGCTTTAGCTTCATGTATAGTGCTTTGATCATCAGAATCCCCAACCATTGGGCATGTTACGATCCATCAGCATTGGCGAACGTGTCACTGCACCACCTGAACCTTCGCCATAGGTGCCAAAAAATACATCACCCGTATTCTCATACCAGTTAGGGACTCCACCTCTCCAACTTATTCCAGCATAGGTGACTTTATCCGCAGACGTTCCAATCCAAATCAGTGACCCGGAACCACCAGCTGATATAATGACTAAGCAGTACTCTGTACCTGATGTCACTTCGTAGGGAGTCGAGAATGCAAAGGTGGTCTCAGTTCCGCCCGTGTCCAGGGTCAAGGCAGAGAGATTAACAACATCAGATGTGGCAAGGGCGGCACCTGTTGGTTTTCTTAACTCATCAACGGCTCTTATTTCTACAGTGCAGTTACCAGGATCAAGTTCACTTCCGCCACGATACAGTGGGATCTTACATAGCGTTACTGAATACGTCTCTGAAGCAGTGAAACTCTCACTCAGATAATAGCCAGATCGAGCATAGTTAAAGCCTCCAGCTGCCACGCCGGTATACGTTTCCTTCAGTACGTCTGCCATGGGTATTATCTCCTGTACATGTAATACACAGTGGCCTCTTCGCCGCCTGCATTATGGATGTTCACCAAATTCAAGTTATCAACAGGAACCGGGACCATCTGGCTTGTCGGCAATAGGAAATTACTGGCAGCCGCCGTTGCACCAATATGCAAATACACGCCCGCGAGTGCTGTCCATACCAGCACTGATTTAACAGTGATTGAAGCGAGTGCTGAATCAGCATCATCAGCTAAAACCATCTGGCCTGTGCCGCCACGATTACTGTTGAGTGACATGTCGTGCTGCAACTCCAACTCAGCAGCATCAACTTCAGCTGTCTGAATTCGTACGTTAGTCGTGCCTGATGCCTTCGTCGATACGATAAACAAGAACCTATCGTAGCCGCCAGTTTTTACTGTGGCCCGACATACACCGTCAAGTGCCTGTGGTCCAGCTTCTAACAGCGTGTCGGTATCAACTGATGTGATGACCATAGTATCAACGTAAAATTTCGAACCGCGTTGCTGCAAGCCCTGGGTCGTTTTGATTTGTCCAGCATGCACCCAATCGTCATTTCGGCCACGGGCTTTATACACTTCGATATCATTTTCATCATCGGCAGTGCCATCGGTGATGACTCGCAACTCGAAAGCTCGCGTGTTCATCTCGACTTCATGGATGGCATATTCACCGTCCGACAATACATCCGCAAGACTGCGTACAGATCTTTGTGCCACACTAAGTACCGCATGGGCAGTGGTGATGGCAGTCAGTGGTTTATATACGTGTTGTTCCATTGTGTTCTCTCTTTCTATTGCCATGCCGTGTGTGGCGTGGTGTGTGTTTGTTGGGTTTGTGTATTGTTGCCATCCACTTTCTAAGTGCCAGTCGCATAAGCATAGGTGTGGTAGCAAAGTAGGCCATCATGTATGGGACCCACTCTGTACCGCCACTATGTTTAATTCCGCAGAATACACCATTTATGTATACCGCTTCGTTAGTCAAGATCTATGCCTCCGATTATAGCCTTGCAATCGATGTCTTGTACAACGATGAAGGAGACCCCGTTTTCGTCGAGCAGGTCAGGTAACAGCACAGAAGTCATACCCTTCA